TGACTGGACCTTGTCGCCCCTGCGTATTCTGCGGTCGAAAAGATCAATCCATCATTTTTGGTTCCAAGGTCCACGGCGCGTCCATGTAGGTACACAAGCTGCTGTTTACCTATGGTGTCCGAGGGAGGGGTCACCTTCTCCTTCCAGTCAAACTCTACGAGCTGACTAGCACTGTTCTTCCCCATACCCTTGACGAACGCATGCGGCAGAACGTCGTCCACGTTGAAAGTCCAGATGCGCTGCCAGGAGAATCGAAAGAGCACATCTTGCCAAGTCGATGTGCAGGCGGTGAAACTATCCCGCATCCAGCGTCGTAATCCTTGTGGGTCAGCGCCTTGGGCATCTTCGTACGACAACGTAAGTTTCCTGCGCTCGGCTGGGTTCAATTTAAGCTTGAACCTGTCGCAAATGGCTTCAGACACGGTCGCTCCATCTAGGAGTGCCGTTCCGTTTCCGCTCACGCACCCGTAGCTAGAGCCTGCCCCCAGAAGAAGGTTGTACTTCCCTTCGTGAATACCACGCAAGACGCGTTCTCTCTGACTCGCGGTAAGTCCTAAATCGACCAGAGACTTCGTGGGTGTCGTCATGTTTCGATGTCTACCATTCGTTGAGCGATGGATACCAAATGGGGCTGCCCTAGCAGTCAGGCAGGCCGAAGTCTAAGTGGGCGGCCTTTCGTAGTCACCGCACCCCCGTGGCGTCACGAGAACTATGCCAGAAGTGATGGCGGTGTGAGCGAGCAAGAGTGCGGCCAGTCCAGTGTGACCGAGCCAGGGGCCAGGCCCGCACGCAGAGCGGCGGCTTTCGTCGCACAGTGCACCGTTTTCCCTGCTTCGAGTGCGCGCGTCGCACGGAGCCACTTCTGCAAACTCAAATACGCCAGAGAATGCGGCCTGTGCGGCTCGCTTCGTGCCTTAGCCGCCCGCTGGACCCTCCGGAGCTCTGCGGGGAAGCTGGCTAGCGAGTCGCCAGAGGCGTCCACCTGCTCGGTCGCAGACGCAGACTTAATCGCGTGTGCTTGGGAAGGAGATGAACAATCGTCCTGGCTATCGTCGACACCCCGGTCCTCGGCGCCCGCTATCGGCCAACAGCGAACTACGTTGTCAGAAACGTCTGTCGCGAGAAAAGAGCCGAATCCGAAATTCACGACGCCCATCCTCAAGCGCTTGCCGGACAGTCCCCGCCGCAATTTTGTAAACCAGCAGATAGTCCCCTTTCCTCATCTTCACCGCGCGCGCTGCCTCTACCGATGGACGCTTGCGCTCGGGCCACACAAGGTCATCGGCAGCGTCCTGCAGCACCAAACGCAGCCGCCAGCGATCTCCCGGGGAATCAAGCCGCAGCCGCACGTGCCCGTCGTGATGGTGCAGCGAGCGCACTAACCGCTGCAGAGCCAGCTGGCCGAACCGAGCGAGGTCCACCCCTTCGGCGCGTAACGCCACAGCCAATGCCGCCGCCTTCGCCAGCGGATCGCGCATCATCCCTAGCGCACCGGCAACGTCGGCCGAACTCAAGGGAGCCAGTGTCGCCCTACCCTCTACAGGCAAACGGTAGCTGCCCGATACCACCATTCGGGCCAGCAGCTCCAGCGGGTCCCGCGTGGCTTCTGGGCCAGGCCGCTTCGTATTGTTGGCGCCAGCGCGCGCTGGCATCTTGGGCAGTACGACCGCAGGGAGGCTGTTCCACTGCCGAGCAGCCTCTTCAACCGCGCGGCCATCGTCTGAAGTAATAAACGGTCCCTTGGCCCCGCACATGGGGCATGCGACTTGCGCGGTAGATGCGCCACGCTTCGCCGTGCGTACGCGCATGCCGATTCGACGCTCGCCGCAGTTCGCACATGGAATGAGCTGGGTCATGCGGCGATGCACCCGTCTGCGTCATCCGCTTCGTCCAGGACCAGCTTCGAACGACCGGCCTGCCAAGCGAGCCAGGAGCTGCCATCTACATGGCACAGGATGGGTCCGACCTCGTCGGCGAGGTAGAGATGGTGGGCGGCCTCGTCCAGGCTGTCGAAGGTGGGCAGCGTGCTCATGCCGACACCGCCAGCTGCTGCGCGCGGGTGTGGTCCGCGGGCGTCCAGCCGAGCTGTTCGCGGTTGATCAGCTCACCGAGCCTCGTCAGACCCTTGGCGGTCACCAACACCTGTTCGTGCACACGCTGGACGTCGTCGCTGCCACCGGTGACGATGGCTTTATGGCTGAGCACGCCCGTGTTGAGCCGGGGTTGATATGCGAGCCAGTTGCGGCTGCCGGCCCGGCGATAGATCCAGCCGTTCTGCTCCAGCCACGCGAACAGCTGGCGGGGCTTGATCTGAAGCATCTTCGCCGCGGTGGTGATGTTGAACGCACCGTCGGCGCCTGCGAGCTGCTGCAGCGCGCGCACCTGCGGTTCCTGGTGGTGGACCCGCGCCTGCAGCGATTCGACCCGCTCGGTGTAGGTCAGCAGGAGGCCACGCAATGTCGCCGGATCGTCCAGCGCCACCAGCGGGCTGGGCCCAGCCGGCGCGGCCTGCAGCTGGTCATAAGCTCGGATCACCTGCAGGTGAAACGCGGCGCTGATCCACATCGCGTAGGCGTACACAAGCTCACGCGCCACGTAGGTGCCGCCGCCGCGGCCGACGCGGGTGTCGATCGGGTAACTACGGGGATCTGCGGATTTGGCCAGTTCTTCGACCAGGTCTTCAGTCTGGCCCAGGCGGATCCACTCACCCGGCTGGTGCCGCCGCTCCCCGCCCGACGCGCGGTGCAGGTCGTTAAGGCAGAAGCGCCCGGCCTCATCGCGGCGCACCGCGGCGCTGCCAATCATCATCTCGCTCAAGAGAAATCCTCCGTATTCCAACCGCCGGCGCCGTCGGGCCAGCAAACCTTTACGGCGAACATCGGAAACACCGCTGCCGCCACCTTGACCTTCACCTTCGCGTCGTCTTCGGCGAAGTACTTGCCGTTCCCGCGCTTGCGCCCCTTCACTTCGTGCAGCTCGAGCACGCCATCTGCCAGCTGCACCACGAAATCCGGCGTGTAGCGGGTGTCCTTTGCCAACTTGAACGTCCAGCATTCGAACCCGAACCACAGGATCTCGCCGCAGCGCTTCCGTGCCTCCAGGTGCGCTGCATAGGCGCCCTCGGTCTTGTTCATCTCACCAGCCACGTGCCTGGTCCGCCCACGGCCGGGCTTCGCCTCGGTGCTGAGCAGCGCTGCAGCATTGGCCGGCCGGTACCCGGATGGCTGCGCTGGCGCGGCGGCGGCCGGCGCGCGCTGCACCAGCTGCTGCATGCCAGGCGGCATGTCCTGCTCGGTCCGATAGCGCAGGGAACGGCTGCTCTTGGGCTTGGTCATGCCGGCTGCGCCTCGGTGAACGCCAGCACTTTGCCCACCCTGACGCGGAACGCTTCGAACTCGCGCCGCGCGCGCGCTTGGCTGGCCTGGTGGTCGCGATCCATCTGATCGAGCAGCGCCTGGAACTCCATTTCGAGCAGGCCCATGCGCAGCTCCGGAGTGAGGCCGCGAGCCCTGTCCGGCGTGCCGAGGGGCGCAACAGCCACCGCCGAGCTCATGCCTGCCAAGCCGGCGCGCGGCGGCATCGGGAGCGTTCCGCACTCGCGTTCGGTGGTCAGGCCCCACGCGGCAACCACCCGGCCATCGCGCGAGCTGGGCCGGTTCTCCTTCCGAGCCACTTCGCCCCGCCGGTCCAGGTCGCGGAGCAGGCCGGCCACGGCTGCCGGGGTCACGGGTAGAAGATGGCGTGGGTGTCCCGCATCGAGCGCCGTGCTGCCCATGGCCTCCAGTAGCTCGGACGCCGTGGCATCACCGATCCGGCACAGGCAGTGCAATGCCAGTTCAAGCTGGTAGTCGCGTTCCGTGGCTGACATCAACCAGCCCTCCCGAAGCCCAGCTCTGCAGCAGCGCGCGCCATCGCGCCGGCGGCGGCATCGCGATCGCGCACCGGCTCGACAGTCGGAAGCGGTGCCGGCAGCGCGGGGACGGCGGCCGGGATAGGCAGCCCGTCCAGCACGTGCCGCACTGCGCGCTCGTAGGCATCACGGGCGAGGCGCGTCTGGTGCTGACCTTCTGCTGTTGCATACACGTGCAGGTCGAGCTTTGAGCGGACCAGCGTGGTGAACCCGCAGCGGTCACGGCCCGGACCCAGCTCCTGCTCCACCAAGGAGAGCGACGGGATGTCGTGGCACATGGCCAGGAACCGCGGCGCGTTCGGCGGCCAATCCCGCGACTCGCGCATGCATGCGGCCATTCCCGTGGCGATCTGACTGGGCCGCAGTCCAGTGATCACCTGCAGCCACGTCTCACCGGCGATGGTCAGCTGCCCGTCCTGCTTCATGGGCGCAGGGCCGTTGTCACGTCCCCACTTGCCCGGGAACATCGCTGCCATGCGCTCCCACAGCGTCCACAGCGCGTCGCCGGCGCGGGGGTTGAGCGACTCAGCCGACAACGGCGAACTCGCCATCGATGACGTGGCCGCCCGGTCCTCCCGGTCCGCCTGCGCTGCCAGTGCCGCCACTGCCTGCTTGGCTGCGCTGGAATTGCTCGCGGAGGAGGCGGACGTGGTCGGCAGAACCGTGGTGAAGCGTTGCATTGGAGGCTCCGGACGTTTTGGAATTGGATGGGCTTGCGCCCTGCTTGTGTCGGTTCAGGGCCGTGGTGATGGCCCAGCTGAAGGGATTGCTGACGCCGCGCTCCAGTCCTTCGGTAACCGTGTCCCGAAGCACTTCAGGCGTGACGCCGGCCTTGATCGCCGTCACCAGGTCGGGATGGCTCGGATTGGTCGTGTGACAACCGGCTTGGCGCATCAGCACACACGCTCGCCCCGCATCCGTCACACCGTCAGGGAACCCTTGAGAGTGCTGTGATGTAACTGGGGTAGAAGTGGGGTCTGAGGTCTGGTTACCCGTGTTCACACCCTGCGTCACACCCTTTGTCACGCGTGACATGTCACACCCGGTCACGCGTGACAGCGCGGCTCCTGTCTCCCTGTCACTGCCCGTGACGTGCGTGACGTGCAGCGCGCGCAGTTCGTCCATCGACGCCATGCCATCCGGCACCACACCTACGGCACGAAGGTCTTCGAACAACATGGTGCGGCGGGCCCGGGTGCGTGCCTGGCGCTCCGCCTCATTGCCCTTCTTGGCGGACTTGCGGTCCTTGCCTCCAGCCATCCGCTCCTGGGCCTTGGCGATCTCTTCGTCAGCCCGGCCATTACGTCGCAGGCCGTCTTCAGCTGTCGGGAAGTAGCGCTCAGCGACCTTCTTCACCGCCGCCTTGTCCGCAGTGGTCGTCGCTCCGGCAATCACGAAGAGTTCGCTGAAGGAAGCCGGCAGCGGCTCCTCCTCGGCGTAGTAGGCGAGCATCAGCCGCAGGTATGCGCCGTGCTCAGTGAGCGACAGCCTGCTGGTGTCACGCAGGTAGTCACCGGGATACAGCTCGAAGTAGATCATCAGCCGGCCCCAGTGCCCGTGGCGGCGGGTTTACGCCGACGGGCATTCGCGATCACGAAGCGCTCATGCTCGTTGGGGGGCAGCGAGTCCAGCATGTAGGTTTCGCCCAGGGTGTTCCGCCAGCGGTAGGCGGTGGCCCTGCTCACGTCGAACCGGCGCACGATCGCCTCCATGGTCGGGAACTCATCCCGCTCCACGGCCCAGCGCGTGAATTCCATGACAATCCTGGTGCTGCCGTAGCCGCTGAGCACGTGCTTGGCGGCATTGCTGCGCCTCGCCGGACGCATGGGCGGCACGCGCTCGTCGTCGGCGCGCTCGGCGTTCCCGGCGACGTCGCAGGGCGTCCCGAGTGAGGGAGCCAGGTTCATGCCTGCACCGTTGCCTTGCGCGCAGCGAGCGCTGCATCGCGGTGCTGCTGGCGCATGCCGAGGGTTGCCCGGAGGCTGAGGCCGTTCGTCCGGCACGCCGGCACATTGCCTGCATGCGCCTTCAGGGCAGCTGCCCAGCGGAACGCGGTAGCGCGGGACACGTTGTAGCGCGTGGCCAGATCCTGCGGGCTGACCGGCGCGTCCTGCTGCTTAACCCACAACACGACGTCCACCAGCGGCAGCATGGGCACCGCATTCTCGGGAACGGGCTCGCCCGCCTTCTCGAACTCGTCGACCAGGGTCAGCGCCCAGGCCATCACCGCGCAGCTGCTCATTGGAGCACCCCGGCCGACGGCGCGCCGATGGACGGATCGAACATGTAGAGGTGACCGTCCACGTAGGCAGCAAGCGTCTCCATGGCCGCGCGCATCTGCGCCAGTTCCTCGCGCGCGGTGCGCAGTTCGGGTACGTCCTGGACGCATACGCGACCATCGGCCAGCACGTTCGCAAGTGCCTCAATGGTCTGGCCGTACTCGACCGAGATACGGCCCACGCAGAGCACGCCCGCCTGGGGGCTCAGCTTGGGCATGCGCGCCCCGATGAAGCCGTAGCGATTGGCCAGCTCCCGGGCGCAGTTGTCGCTCCACGGCTGGGGCAGCGCGCGCACCCACGATTCCTCCAGATCGGCAGGCATCTTCACCGTGCCGTTGCGGATGCGGGCCACGATCTGGGCGTTCGCCTTGTGCGCCTTGTCCATCGAGTCGATGTCGGTGCCGACGTGGAAGGTCAGGATCCGCTCGCCAGGCGCGACGTCGCGCATGTACTGGTCGGCGATCACCTGCGCTAGGCTGGCATCGGTATGGCTGCTGTTGCGGATGGCTTCGGCCGTGTGGCGGAAGACCGTCGTGGAACGGGGTTCGTGGAACTGAGACTGTGACTTCATTTACGCACCTCGGGAGGCGATGCAAAGTGGCTTCATGGACAGGAAGCCGATGAATAAGGAAGCGGGTGTCGCCCTCCCCGCGTTAAGCTGGATGTGCCAACAACACAGTCCGCAAGGAGAGCGACATGGAAGATTTGGATCTCAGGAACGTGTTCTTCCTGCATTACCAAGTTGTGCGAGAAGCTCAGGCGGCGCTCTTTCAACGCGCATTCGCAGATGCCTGCAGCATCGCGCCAAGCGTCGAAGCTGCAGCCATTCAAGCCGAGCAATATCTGCTCCAGGTCGGGTACACCGCTGTGGATCTGAAATCATGGCGACCTGCAGTGCATGCAGATCTTCCCGAGATGGACACGATAGAACTGGCACTCCTGGAGCAAGCTCGCCGACGAACGCCACCAGTGTCCGCTCGGATAGTCGTGGGAGTGGAGCTCCAGCCGGGGCCGGCGAGCGGCCGTCTGCATTGACGATGGCGGAGCACAGCTCAGCAGTCCGGACGTGCTCGCAAAGAAGATCATTGGCAACCGGGTCCGTCTCTGCAGCTGCGGCGGAGCGCAGCGCCTCCACTTGGCCAGCCAAGTGCATGACGCTGAGCCGCTCGAGGTGTTGGTCGGGCATCGCTCAGCACCCCTCCACGGGGACGATTCGGTTGATGTCGGGGTCATGCTCGTCGGCAACCGCAGCGAGCTGGCTTTCACGCGCGTCCTGCGCTTCCTGTCTCTGGCGCAGCGCCTCGAGCACCTGGTTCGAACGGGCCAGCGCTGTACGGACTTGGGCCGCGGTGCGCTTCTTCTTCGGCGCCTGGGCGGCGGCTTTACGTGCCATGGCTCAGCACCCCTCTACGGCTACGATGCGATCAGCGTCCGGGTCTTTCGGTGCCAAGTCTCCGAACACGTCGGGCCGGAGCGCGTGCCGGGAAACGCCGGTCGCGGTCTCGATCGACAGAATGTGGTGGGCCGCTACTGGCCGCCGGCCCGTCGCCCACTGCGAAACCATCGCCGGTTGCACTTGAAGCAGGCGCGCCATCGCCGCCTGCCCGCCTACTGCTTCGATTGCCTGCTCAATGGGTGTGCTCATAGGGCAGAACCATAGCAACGCTATCAACGCATGTAAATAGCATCGCTGATCGTGTTTCTGAACCGAGTCAAATAGCATCGCTAACATGCCCAGACCCGCGAATCCCAAGACAGCAGAAGGCCTCGCCATCACTGAAGCCGTCGCACAGGCGGGCCTCACGCAGGCCGCTGTCGCGGAGCTGCTCGATGTCACCCCGGGCTTCATTTCCCAGTTCGCCAGCGGACACCGCCCGGTGCCGTGGGATAAGGCTGAGCGTCTGGCTGATGTTCTACGCGTGGAGCCCCGCCAGATCAGCGCCGAGTACGCCCGCCTGATGGACCACTTCGGCTCGTCTCAGGTGACGCGACTTGACGAAGCTATCGTGATGTCCGCAATCGGTGTGGCGCGAAAGGCCCTAGGCCTCGCCACCGGTGACGTGTTCGAAGTTGAACAGTCGCCCGATCTTTTCGCGCAGGCGCTGCGCGTCGCGATGGCAGCTGAAATCCGGAAACAGGGGAAGGGTATAGATGGATCTCGACAGGGAGATGGACAAGCTGGCGGAGCTGATCGCTTTGCGCGCCCAGCGCAAGATGGGCGTCAAGCCACAGCTGGCCGTGGTGGGAAGCGCAAGACAGCCT